TGTTTATTTAATTTTCTTCTATTAGTTATCTGATTAGTTTCTTTTACTATCTCTTACTTGTGTGAATGTTTTATATAAAATCAAAAATACAAAAATATGTTCTCTTTGTAAGCTCTTTAAGCTTATGTTTCGGTTTATTTGATTGAACTGCTGCGAGAATCTTTTAAATGAGTTATCGTGTCCATTTTCGGAGTTATGCTAGCGCATACCTGATCATTTCGGTCGTGACTTGTTTTAAAGCCTATCCATCTTTAGTAAATCTTGTAATATCGTTTCTCGTGTTATATTTTAATCTCGGCCTAGTCAGCAATAATTTTGAACTAGATCAAGCGACTATTTGCTAGTTCATGCCGCACCTTAGTGTGGAGAGAGATTATTTTATATAGTGCTCCCGTTAATGCACTAGGATATGTTTTTCATTGTTTGAGCATATCTGAAATTTACAAAACATGTCTTTATCAAATTTTGAATTCCACAATGGCTACAATTAAAGAAGTGATCACTGTGCGTCAACAAAGCGAATTTACTCTCGTGTCTCGAAGTGAAAAATACCTTGCAAAAAATATGAAACGTGGTACTCAGTATTCTATACTGTGTCCTGCTCGTGAATGTTCTTTCACCTCCAATCTCTATTATGCTCGTTCTCTTGCTTCTGCCGACAACTCTTCTCTTTGGTTCTACTATTGCGTCAAATGTGACGTATGGATTCAACTTTTTGATGGACATCATTGTCCAATTGATTACTTCATTTCTCACGCTACGATCTACGACTTCTCCGTTGATTCTCCTCCTGAACCCAATTGTGAATGCCCTCAAGCAGAATTCTTTTGTGACGTGGAGAAGGCTCTCATTTATGATCCAACTCCTCTACATTTGGTTTTTGATGAACTTCATGCTCTTCGAGAGTTGGAATTTCTTTATGGTGATTCTCGTCATCTTCTGCGCTCTTATGATTCTGTTCTTTGTAGCATTGAAGCTAAAGTCGATGGTATCACTCCTCCTTCTTGTTGGGTCTCTACCTCCACTGATGCTCGAGGCGATCGCCTTAGACGATCAGCCTACAAGCCCGATGATTATGCAATCATCGCAGCTGCAAATTGTCCCGAATTCTGGGGACAAAAATGGTTCAAAGCCGAACCTCAAGGCAAATCTTTATCTACGATCCACCGTGAAAACCATCACGGCCATACTTGGAAACAGTGCTTACTCAACCCTAACAACGTAGGTTATTTTCATACCATGTGTCCCAAGTGTCGTTCCCTTGTCAAGAGGACTGATTCTAGGGGTGTTTGCGTCAAATGTTCTCGTCGATCCAAATATATTCCCCGTGTACATGCTGAATCTCAGATGTTTTCTGCTCTTACTAATTGGGCTACAGGAACTAACGACATAGCTTCTTCTATTACTTCTACTTGTTCTCGCGTTGATGATGCGGTTGCCGAGAATGCAACTCGCTTATCAGAATTTCTTGATAATGCCAATAACATTTCTTCTGTTCTTGCTGATGCTACCAAATTTGTTACTGATACTACTAAGTCTCCCGTATTCCTTGCTTCTCTTGCAGCTGGTCTCGCAGCCTTATTTACCGATACTTCACGTTCTGTTCGTATTATTGCTTTAACCAATTTAGCCGTTTCTATTGTTGGCTACGCTCGATCTTATCAATATCTCAAAGATCGCGTGTCTGACACTATTGATTTTGTTAAAACTTTGCATACTGCTGCTTCAAATTTTCTTTCCGCTATTGATTTATTTCGTCCTTCTGCTGAGGGTACTATTCGTGCTGTTGTACAAGGTCCTGATGTTGAAATTTTAATGAAAGGTCTTTCTTTTGCTGGTGCTATTTTATCTATGTTAGTTCTTGGTCGTGTTTCATTCAGTACTCTTGATTTCGATAAATTTTTGCGTCGCGCCTCACTTGTTGGAAATTCTATCCGCTCCGTTCAAACTCTTTTTGATTATATTCAGGCTAGTTTTATTTCCTCTTTTGGTTACTGCTGCGAAAAGATGGGTGTCGCTAATCCCGTTCATGATTCTCTACCTGAAGATATTCGTGAATATTGCTCTCGCGCTATTGAAGTTATTACTCGTCCTTCTAATACCACTACTTTTACTTCTGATTATGCTGCTGAAGTCCATGTCCTTATGACTCAAGGCGACGTCCTTCGTGGTCGCGCTTCTCGTTTTCGTTATCCTTCTACTGCTGTTACTATGTTACAAAATACTTTTGATAAAGTCTATCGCAAAAACGTTGAACTTGCCTCTTTATCCGTTGAACTTGCTCCCCGCTTAGAGCCTATAATTGTTTATGTTACTGGTGAACCTGGCGTTGGCAAATCTGGTTTCATTTTCGCCTTAACTGCTGCTGTGTGTGCTTTGGAGAATGTTGATCCTGCCGATTGGACTAAATTAGTCTATCAACGAATAGTCGAAGGTGATTATTGGGACGGTGCTAATTCTGGCCATAAAATTTTGTGGTACGATGAGTTTGCTCAGCGTAAAGATACCGCAAATGCTCCCAATCCCGAGATTATGGAAGTTCTTAAACTCGTAAATATTGTTCCTTATAGTTTACATATGGCTGGTATTGAAGAAAAAGGCAAAATTTTTGCTAATTATTCCGCTATTTTTATTACCTCAAATGTTAGTATGCCGGATTTAGCCATTGAATATCCTGAAGCTTTCCATCGTCGCATCTGTAATGATTTTCACGTCACTGTTAAAGTCAAGCCACAATACCGCATGGATAATTCTCCTAAGATTGATGTGAACAAGGTTAAAGCCTTGCCTAGCAAAGTTGAAGGGAAATTAAATCCCGATGTTTATGAACTTCATGTAAAATGTACATCCTCCAGACCCATGGTTACAAATAAAGATCCTACTGTCTATCCTTATTCTTGGACACATAATTCTAGTGTTGATGGTTCTGCTCACGCTCTTCGCGATTGCTATAATGTTTATGATTGGTATGGTTTTCTGGGAATTTTTAATCCTGTCTACAAGGCTCGTGCTATCGATAAGATTCAGTTATCGAAGTCTGTTGCTAGTATAGGGGCAGATTGTAAAGCATTCCTTGCTCGTCCTCAAGGGCCCGTTTCTTACCTCAAGAGTTGGTTTAAATTTACTCCTCCGACTAAAGATGCTGATTTTCATGATGTTCTTGATCCGGTCGCTTATGCTAATGACTTTCTTCAAGGTAAATGTGCCTATGATCCTGCAATCGTTCCAACGCTTACTGCAGTTTGTGGTAACGCTGCTAGTGCTTACAAAGGTCCCAACTCCAACCTAACTCTTGATCAGAAAAATGCTCTCTTATTCAATTTATTCAAGTCATATAGTTCTGGTGAGTTTGCTCGCCATGTTGGCCGTTGTAACGAAATTGATAATATTTATGTTAAACTTTGTACTATCGATATTGCTTCAAAGAAAATTGTTTCTGGTATAAATGTCCTAGATATTCCATCTACTCTTTATTCTGCTGGTACTGAATTCGTTAATTATGTTCGAACTGGGACTCTCAATCCTCCGTTAGGCTCTTGGCAAAATTTTATGGACTCTATATGTGTAGAGTTCTACGCTTTGTCTCGCGTGGTATCTTCTTGTACCTTGTCAGGTTTCGTTACTTCTGGTATGTTATCTACATGGGAATCAGCTTTCTTCAAGTTTATTACCTCTATCAATCCCAATTATGTTGCAAATGTCGTAATTGACTGGGATGTTGCTTCTAAGCTTTATGTTAGTATGGCTTTACCAGCTTCCAATCTTACGCCTTTTGAAGTGTTTTATTATCGTTTCCAAAATAATCCTAAATTTTTTGACATGTATAAAAATCACAAAAACAAGGCCAAAATACAGGAGTTTGTTAGTCTTTTCCGAAGTTATGTTCGCGCTCAGAGTACTCCTAATATGGCATTTTACATGGCATCTATTGACATTAAGACCAAATATAATCTGGATGAACATGCTCTTTTTGCAGCCGATACTGCTTCTCTTTCTTCTTTTACTAATTTGTTTGGAACTGTTGATTATTGGACTGCTTTTTATCACAATTTATGGGCTCCTTTCTCTTGGACCCAATTCATTTCTGATCGTTCGCCCGCTTTGTATTCTTTGTATAATCTGCTTGGTTGTTTACCTCTTTTGGGTCAAGCTCTTTTTGCTCTTCTTGCTGGAGGAGCTTTCTTTAAAGTTCTTAAATATTCGGTTACTTATATAAAACGCTGGTGGTTTGGTTCTGTCGATGGTGAAGTTGAAATCAAGCAATCCGCTCTTGATTATGTCAATGCTTTAAACTCAGATAATCCCGATGCAATTTTTGTTCGTTCTGCTGTTGTTCCTCCTGCTTCTAAATTTACAGTTTTTAAAGAAGGTTATCCTAATGCTGGTTCTAAAAAACAACGTGTCGTCAATGTTGAATCCAGAATTTTGTATACTCCAGAGAATTCTACTCCAGATTCTTTGGAAGATTTACTCACGGACGAGGGAATTGTCAAAAATTTTCCTGAAGCTCTCGCTGATAATTGTACAGATGTCTTGTTAACTAATCGTGTTATGTC